CCAATCCTTATTATACTCTTCCTTAACTAAGGGAGCATCATAAGACGCTAAGTTAACTACTCTAAAATTCTGTTTATCTTTACTCATAATTTATATATTAACCAAATACATATCCTGTTCCTGACTCTGTATTTTCTGTATAATCTGACTGCGTATCCATTCTACCTTCAAACACTATTATATCTCTATATCTGCATTTATTTGAAGCACCAAGTAACTTTATTGAGAAAGTTGAATCATTGGTTATATCTTCACTATCTATAAAATCTGAAAAACCAAATTGAACATAACTTGCAAATAATTGAAACCCAACTTCGTATTCTTTTTTAGACTCTTGGTTTGTTAAAACTACCTTAGATATAGAACCATCTCTACCCGTAAAGTGTAGTATTCCATATCTATTAGTTATAGCGTCTGTGTAATTTAATATAGTCATACTAATATAACAATTTAGTTGTTTTTTATTTTATTTAAACGAAAAAGAGAGGGTTTCCCCTCTCTCTAACAAATTATAACAAAATTAATTAATCTAATTACGGATTAATAACAGAAGCGTTAATAGTGAATCCTGCTACGTCATCGATAATCGCAGAATCAACAAATAATGCAGGAGTAGTTTCCTTACCCTCAAAAGTAATGTTGTAACCGTTAAGGTCTCCCATTGCACCACCTGTAGAAGTAGATACAGAAAACTCAACACCATTTTGAGCGCCTGCTAATCTAAAGTTACCATTGTAATCTTCTATGATAACGTGAGGTCTTCCGTAAGAAAGTAATTTAAGTTCCTTTTGAGTAGCTTTATCTTGTTTCTTTAAAACAATGCTACCTGTTTGAGTCCAAAAAGAAGTACCGTTATCTCTTGAAGATTCGTTAGTCTCTTCGAAAGTATTGTTATCTCCTCTAAGTTCAAATTTAAATGTATCAACAGCAGATGCCAAAGCAGTAATCTCTTCGTCAGTGCCTAATGTTAATCCATCGAACATATCAGCTGTGTAGTTAGCGATATAGATGTTTCTTAAACCACCTACAGACTCTTTACACGCTTCAGTTCTTCCTGATGTAATATCACAAGCCATATTTAAATATTTTTTATTAGTTTATATTAAAAAAGGGATAGGCAGAACCTACCCCTCTTAGTTTAGTTTTCTGCAATTAATTATGCTACAGGAGTATAAAGCACTAATTCAGAACCGATACCATAGTTTACAGTTGCAGACATACGCATTACAACTCTAACATTTTGTGAACCATCGATGTCAGCTAAATCGATAACCTTAACTTCATTTTTGTCGCTAAGTACACCACAACCGTACATTAAGTTGCTAGTTTGACCTGCTAAGATGTAGTTAGAAGGAATACCGTTAGACATAAAGATAGATACACCATCGAAAGATAAAGCACCGTTGTTGTACCATTGAGTACCTTGTGCTCCTGTACCTGAACCACCTAAACCGTTAGCACCAAATCCACCTAAAGCACGAACATAAGCTCTTGCTACGTTTGGAGCAACGTATAGTTTTAAATCTTCTTTTCCGTAGATTTCTTGTGGAATAGCATCAACAACTTTTCCTAATTCATCGATTACATTGTCAGCAGTAACACCACCCGCTCCGATAGAAGCACCTGTAACATCAACAACATCAGAATCAGCAGTAGCTAAAGCGATAAGACCATCAAATTCTCCTTCGTTAGCGTCAGCACCATTCCAAATAGTTTGCTCCATTTTTTCAGCAACTTTACCTGCCATATACCCAACTAGGTAATCTTGGAAAGATGGAGGTAAGCTATCGTGAGCTGAGAATCCCATAGAAATTGCATCCCAATCAGAACGGAAATCAGCCTTACATAACTGTACGTTTACTTGAAATTCTTTAGGGTCTAAGTAACGCTCAGTAAGAGTTACAGTAGATGTAGCGTTGAAATCACAACTTGCATCTTTTAAGATATCGTCAGTAGATAATACTTTGATAACTTCTCTAAATTTAACATTTGGTTTAATAGTGATACCACCTGCGTCTAATGTGTTTGCAGATAATAAACTAGCAGAAATGAAACCTTGTAATTTTTCACCTGCGTAAGTAGTAGTAATACTTGTAGTAGTAGCCATAACTTAATTTTTAGTTTTAATATTTTTTTATTTAAATAGTTTTGAGAATACTCTGTCTTGTGTAGTTTGGACTCTATTAGCACTAAATTGTACTTGGTTAGACTCTTCAACTAAGCTCTCAGGAGAGTGAGCAATCTCTGTAACCTCTTCTGAAAGTTCTTCTTTTTGTTCGCTTAATTCAGCAGGAACGTCTTTTTTGTACTCTTTTCTGATTTCTTCTAATGCAGAAAGTATTTCTAACATCTCACTCTTTAAAGAGCTTAAATCTTCTTTAGTAGCAAATTCAACCTTCACAACTTCTTGAACTTCTTCTGTTTCTTCTTCTTTAGCTTCTTCTGCTAATTCAGTAGCTTCTTCCTTAACCTCTTCAGTAACTTCTTCAGCTACTTCTTCAGATAATTCTTCTGCTACAACTTCTTCGTTAGCTTCTTCTGCTTGAGCTTCAACTTCAGTTTCTTGAGTTTCCTCAACAACTTCTTCTTGAACTTCTTCAGAAAGAAACACACTCTGTAGTTTGTTTAAAATTTCTGTTGCTTTCATAAAATACATTTTATCAATTAATAATATAACAATTTAAAATATTTACGTTTTATTTTCATTCATTTACCTCTGAGCGACCTATGTTGTATCTGCTCAACGATTGAATTAATACAGGACACTCAAATACCTCTCCACCATCAGCTTCAACTCTTATGTTAAAGTTTGATTTAACTACTTGTCTAGTAATATTAGAATTACCTTGACCTACCAAACTACCAATACCGTGAGGTAGGGCAGAATAATACATTCTACCCTTTTTCTCACAGTTGCAGTTATTTATTGTGTAAGTATTCTTACAAGGACAATACGTTGCTCTCATTATGTCAATCCGTTTATGTTAACAGTTTCAATATCATTACTAACAATACTATTTAATTGCAGATTATTATAGTTTTGGTCTGAAGTAGCAACTTCGTTTCCGCTATTTAGACTTGTTTTACTTTTTGTTTTTTTAGCCATAAATATTTGTTTTAAAAAATTAAGCATAAGATTGCGTTTTTTGTATAAAGTACACTATATCCCAAATTTGAGCATTACCGCCTGTTGCAACTATTTTCCAATTAGACCCATTATCTACAAAATTTTGGTCTGCATAGTATTGAAATACTTGGTGAAATTCGTGTGTGGTATCATTGCCTTTTGGGAACGGCACATCTACACCAACCCTTTCGTATGGTGTTCCGTTTGTAGCGTCTAATTGTAATCTTAAATATGTTTGGTTAGCATTAGGTGCAGAACACTTAAAAACAATAGTCATTAAATAAACATCATTCAAATTGTCCGCCAATACTTTTCTTGTTGTGCCGTTATAGTAATCTATTCCATTATAACTTCTATAAGCAGAATCAGCGTTGTTTGGCATTTCAATAGATACACCATCAATTAAAGTTAATTTACTTGCCTCTGTAAAATCGCCGTCATCGTATCTAGTCCAACCTAAACCTGTTTTACCGCCCGCTTGGGGGTATAATTTCACCCATTCACCATTGTAAACAGTCCAAACACCCGATTCGGTAGTTACATAAGCTCCGTTTTCTATGTTGTACGTTAAACGCTCTGCGTCTGTACTTGTGCCTGCGTGTACCTTGTAACTTGTATTTTTAACCATCTATTTCTTTTAGTTTACTTATCGCCCAATTAATACCTGCTGAACCTCCCCAACAATCCCACATTAATTTTCCACATCCTTCAGAATAAGGTACGTCTTTGTTTTGTTGATGTCTTTTAAATGAAGCCATACGAGCAATAGTTGAACGAGTTAAAGGCTTTCTGTTAGCTAACTGAGACGCACGAGTCCAACCAACTGAAGTGCCACAACTACTACCGTTCTCTTTTTTCCATTTTAAAGCTCTTTTAGCGTTGTTTGTAGCACTTTGAGGGTAATCACTATAGCTTTTTAATTTAACTCCATTAGAAGTCATTAAAATCTCTTCTATCTCATAAATTTTAATTAATTCATCAATAGACATTTCTTCTTCAATGCTCTCTTGTGGTCTCTCGTCTTTTTTATCTGTGAAGAACCCTTCTATACTAAACCCTTTAACACGCTTAGTCTTAACAAACTCTTCCCATATCTCATCGTTGTTTACCTTTACAGAAGCCATCCAAGTTCCTATTGGCATTTCTAATCCGTACTTACGAGATTTGTCGTGTACCTCGTCTTCTACTATCCAAGATTCAACAACAGATAAACCACCTATAGCTACTTCGTGTTCTAAAGTACTATTGTTTTGTTTACCTCTTGATAAGAACAATTCAGATGCTTTTCTTACTGTGTCTTCTGAGAAATGTATATAATACTCTTGCTCTGCGTTACGTCTGTAAATCTTCTTGTTTGGAATTAAGACAGCTCCCATAAGAACTCTCTTTTCGCTGTCTACCTCTGCAAGTTTTACCTCTTGAGATTTAAGTGCTATAAAGTCTTCCTCTATAGCAGGGTTTTCTACGATTGAAATAGCTTCTATGCCACCCCATTCGCTATCTTCATCTATGAATAATTCAAATACTTCTAAGTCTTTCATATTAATATAACAATTTAGTTTGTAATTATTTTATTTAGTCTCCTATTGTTGCACTTGTCTGTATAGCGTTATCTAACTGCTGTTGTGATGTCATTTGAGACGATACAACATACGCTTGTACAGGGTTTCCTAATTGACTTGCTATACCTTGAGCTAATTGATTCTCTCCTGTAGAGCCTACTAGATTAAAGTCGAATGTACGACCTCCTCCACCACTACCACCTGCACCTGCGTTACCGCTACCCGAAGGTCTTTTCTGAGATTTAAGGGTTGTGGCTAATATATTTGCTATAGCAATACCCGAACCTATATTGTTTTTTAGAATCCTAGTTTTTGCTTCAGGAATAGCTGAAACGTCTCCTGCTGTAGCTCTAACAGACGCTATGGCTGAAACCTGTGCGTTTGCAGACTGTGTTTTTATAACTATATCTGCAATCTCAGCTCCTTTTTCTATAAGTAAAGCCAACTTAGCTATCTCTTCATTATCCCCTGCTAAGTTTCTCATTACGCTTCCTAATCCACTAACCCAAGATATATACTCT